ATGCTTTATAAATTATTTAAATTTTTATTCAGGAAACAATTTGAGGCCGACATTCAAGAGGAGGTGTCAAGGTGGGTCCTAAAATAGTATGGAAAATTATTTATTTCTTTCCGGATTATTGGTCCTGGGTTTGTGGAGTGCGCTTCTATTTGTTTGGATTAAAATCTATAAACAAACCCAACCGAAAGAATGGATGCAGTATTACGAAGTGATGACAGACAAGGACTGGGAACTATTAAAGTTCCAGCACAGAGTGGCTAGGGCGATGATTACGCTTGCGGTCATCTTCCTCTGCTACGGCTTGGTGTCACTAATAATCAGTTGAATATCACCAATTTTCAGTTCTCGGATACTTTTAACACCGCTATTGAAGCCAAGGTGACGGCCGAACAGAACGCTCTCGCCGCTAAAAACAAGCTTGACCAAGTTAAGTTTGAAGCCGACCAGCGTGTCGCTCAGGCGCAAGGTGAGGCCGAAGCTATCAAAATCCAGGCTCAGGCTATCCAAGCCCAAGGTGGGGCAGAATATGTCAAATTACAGTGGATTAGCAAATGGGACGGTAAGCTCCCGTCCACTTCATTGGGAAGTTCTAACGGGGTAATTCTTGACTTAGGCTCTCCGACAACTAAATAAAAAAAAGAGGAAGATTATTCTTCCTTAAGGGAAATTCGTGAGGGTGTGGGCGTATCTCACATTCGGTCAAGCCATTGGCGGACTAAACAATAATAATTATTCAGGCACGACACCACAAAAGCTGGTATGGAAAGGGATAGGGTGTGAATATCCCCAGCTTCCAGTAGTATAATTATTATCTTTGTCTAGCAAAACTGATAGCCCTCACTTTTCCTTAAGGCGGAGTAATACGCCATTTTACAAACAACGGATTATCTAGGGTAAACAGTTATCGGTCTGGCTGCGCCAGCAATGGCCGTCCCTATAATGATAATCTAGTAAGGAAAGCACGACTCAGAACGTGCTATCACGAAACAGGCCTTACTGCTTGGTAAAGCATACCCATCAATAGAGAGTCTAAAGCTCTTGAGGTGTTGACCGCTACGGGGAGGAAAGTTAAAAGCTAAACAATGGGTCGTGCCATTGTCCTCCCCGTAGGATTTAATTGTTTGTTGCCACCAGTCGTCATTGCTAGGGTAGCTCCCGATACGAAAGCCTTTGGCCTAGTGAAAAACAAGATGACTGGCGTTAGTAAATAATAAAATCTATCAATTTTTATTAAATTGATACTTATTGACAACATTTTATGCCTAAACTTACAACAGACCTCCGCTATGTTTCCAATTGTTGCCACGCCGATATAGGAATCAGCACCATTCCTAGAGGGAAAGGGCGAGAAAGATATTTCTGCAAGAAATGCCAAAAACCCTGTAGGCTAATTATGGTTAAACCATTATCTGATAAAGAAACTCAAAAGGCCGTTGTGAGCGCACTAGAAAACCTTCAAGGCAAAGAAACAGAAAACCGTCAAATCATCACCGACCTTATCCACATAGGAATGCTTAGACAAATTATAAATGAAACTCCCGGAATAGACCCAAATCATTTATTCACTAACGAACAATTATTAACTTGGTTAAAAATTAACTAGTATGTCAAAATTACAAAACATCATTAAATGGCTTTACATTAACGGGAAAGACTGGCAATGCCCGCAAGAATTTAGAGAAAAGTTTATTGAAATGCTAGAGAGTGAGTTAGAAGAAACTTCACCAATCCACAAATCAGTGGAAGAATTTGTCAAAGAAGTAAGCGAAACAAAAACGAAGTCCATCACCAAACTCTTAGAAAAAGGAGTAAAACTACCAGCTTGCGATGGGAAATTATACATCTCCAACGCTAAAAAAACTTTTAAAAGTTGGATTGACGAAGATTTTAATAACTGGGAGTTGGATAAAGCTATCTTAAAAACTAAAGAAACCTTATTAGAAGTCAGAGAAATACTCGAGGATGGAACTTTTAAGAATCTTTTTGGCTCATTAAGCGAGGATTTGGATAAACTGGTAATGACTCAGAGCCAAATCATTCGCTTCTGCGAAAAACACCCGACTCTATTAAGACAGGACGGCTACGGAACTTTCTTTTTAATAAAAGAAAACAACGAATTTTTCGTGGTCGGCGTGCGCGTGAATGCCGACGGCCTGGACGCTTGCGTCAGCCGCCTTGAGCACGGCCTTGTTTGGGACGGTGAGTACCGCCATCGCTTGGTTGTTCCGCAACTTGTTGCTTAGTCACTTATAATCCTTGAATCTTAGAACCTTAGACACTTAGAAAAATATGATTATTTTTTGGAGATGATATTACTACGAATTAAATTTTACTTTCACTCCCTATCCCCTATTGTGGAAGAATGGTTATAGAGCATATTTAATTTGGAGGTGTAAGTGGTTTTGTATAATTAAATACTTTCAGTAAAAATAATATGACTAAAGAAAAAATAATGGAGGAATGGAAAAATTGGGCTTTTACCCATAAACAACATCTCGGAAGAAATTGTGATATAAAAGAAATTGAAAACTTCATCTCCACCTTCCTAGACGAATACCGCGAGGTAGTAATCAACGAATGTATCGCAGCGTTACCCGAGAAGAAAATAATCCACGACCTTGACCAACAAGTCAACCAAGACTTTGACTACACATCTGAAGATATAAAAAACGCAGTGAACGAGTCAATCAGAGAAACTAAAGAAAAACTAATTAAACTCATTTAATTATATGGAAATTTTTTACACAAAAGACGAAGACGAATTATTAAAGGCGGTAGGTTGTGATAGAGATAAATTTTGGGAATATATGAGTCTTGACGACTGGGACTACGCTTTAGTTATCAAGGGAGAAATAAGGCCAAAATATCTTCCAGAACGCTTGCTCACTGGAGTTTGTAGTAATGATTGGAAATATTTTCCAGATGAGAATAAAACGGTAGGGATAGCTTATCACGCATAAATAACCAAAGAAAAAAGAGCCGAGGGACTCTCTTCCCTCTTAATTTTAAAACATATGAACACGCTAAAACTAACAAAAAATGATTTCAAAGACACAAATTCTTATTACAAAGAATACATTGGGAAAACCGATGTCAGTAATTATGAAGGTCATATTGAAATTGAGGGAAATTTGGGCTGGGTAAAATTTAATGGAAGTTTAAGAGCCACTGGAAGAATTTTTGCCGAGGCTGGATCGGGCATTAAGGCTGGCTTGGGCATTGAGGCTGGCTCGGGCATTAAGGCTGGCTGGGGCATTAAGGCTGGCGAGGGCATTAAGGCTGGCACTGGCATTAAGGCTGGCTCGGGCATTGAGGCTGGCTTGGGCATTGAGGCTGGCTCGGGCATTAAGGCTGGCGAGGGCATTAAGGCTGGCACTGGCATTGAGGCTGGCTGGGGCATTGAGGCTGGATTATCAATCACCTGTAAACTAGCAATTTCCTGGGGTATTAAAATGTTCGCTGGTATTTGCTGTTGGAGAGAAATTAAAGAAGAAGAAAAGACAATTACTTGCGGAAAGTTAGAGCCAAAAGACGGAGCCGTAGTTGAATACGGAATAGTCAAAGAACTAGGAATGCCAAACGAAAAACCAAGTCTAAGTGGTAAGACTGTAAAAGTAGAATTAGACGGAGTTAGCTACGAAGCTATTATTAAATAATCCCTCTTTAATGTTAAATGATATGGATAATACAATATATTTTATAGAAGTTTGTTTTAGAAAAGGTTTTGGTATTGATATTCAATTTGATAATGGATTTGTTGGCAACGCATTTATAATTTCACTACCATTTATTGCTATTGTTTTTAGAGTTCCAAGAAAAAGTAAAAATGAAAGAACCGCATACCCTTGGAAGTGGTTTGGTTTCTATTAATCCCCCAAGATAAATAAGTAAAAATATGATATATCTAATAGTATTTTCAGCGTTCATTATTGGAGCAATCGGACACGAATTTGATATGGCTAGAAATTTTAGAAAAGATGGAGATTGCCACGCTTGGTTTTTCAAAATAAGTAAATAATCTAATAAACTAACCTCTAATTTTATGACAGCAGGAGATACTTGGGGCCAAATAGCGGATAGTCTTGACAGTTCAATGGATGTGTTCGGTCAAAGACACTTATTTGCCACCTCTAAAGACAAAGAGTCTTGGAAAGAATGGATGAGAAAGAAATTTTCAATAAACTAACCTCTAAGGATATGGAATTATTCCTAAACATTTTCCTGCCCATTATCTTAATAGTCTTATCAATAATTGGGGTTTGTTGCGTGTAATTTTAAACAACTTAATATAGGAGGAAACAAACATTGATTACAGTATTTTATTCAAGTCAAAAATGGTATTGCCTGCTAGGACCAGAAGAATACCGAAAAATGAAGAAGGAAACGCCTGATGTGGAGATTAACCTTTACATCAAGTCTATCCGCTTAAAAGCAAAGATAGGGGAAACTTATATCTTTGAAAAGGCTCCCAAAGTTCCACCTAATGAGGACTTTGAGTGTCCAGAGAAAGAAAGGCCAACCAAAAAGGAAGGCTTAACAGGGGCGTTAAAAAAACCGCCTAATCCTCACGGATAGGCAAAATGGGGATGGAGGGCAAACAATAAGTTTTCCCTCTCCCCTTTCTATTATGAAATACTTAATCATATTCCTACTCTTATTCCCCCTCACCTGTCACGCTGATATTTATACCGACCTTAATGCTAACCGGACTAAGCCATTAGTGATAAGCCAACAAATAGGTAAAAGTGTTAAATACAAGGTTCAGCAAATGATAAATAATAAAAAACTATCCCACGATAATCCCGATGTTTTATCGGTGTTTAAGAAGTTCAATGTTAAATGTGAGGTTGCTGGTGAGATATTAAGTAAAGGATACACCAGTAAAGAAGTAGTCGCCGCCTGGATGAAGTCATCCGCCCATAAAGCCATAATCATTGACCCAGATTTTAATAAGGTCGGGTGCTACTGTGAGAAGGGATATTGTGCGTGTCAATTTAGTAATTAACTATAAAACTATGGAAAAAGAGAAAGAAAGGGAAATATTTTTTGCTAGAATACATAGGTTGACGGAAGCTTGTAAAAGATTTAGGAATAAAGAATTTGGAGAAACACAAATGCAGAGTATATTAGTAAAAGAAATTTTAGATGCTCAATTAGAGCAAGCGGAAATAGTCAAAAAAATGATAAAAAAATAACTATGAAATTATCCAAACTATCTAAATACTTATTACTAGCCTCTTTCGTCGGTTCTTTCTCGGAGCAAATGCTTATTCCTTATTGGTCGTCTTTCGTTGGAAAGATAGGCGGCGACCTAATGGACGCTGGGATTGGTTTCGCTATATTTTCGATCGCCACGGGGATATTTGTCGCCACGATCGGGCAGTCTAAATGGTTTGCTGACAACACTAAAAAAATCCTTCTATGGGGATTTATAATCTCGGGACTAGGGGAGTTTAGCTATCTTCTGGTTTCTAACAAATGGGAGCTATTTTTCGTCCAATGTATTGTCGGTATTTCTGTTGGTATGCTCAACCCGGCCTGGGATAGCCTTTACACCGAAGATGACGAAGAAGCTGGTAAGAAATGGAGCTTTTGGAGCGGTGGGGTATCGTTTGTTGTTGGAATAGCCTCGCTAGTAAGCGCCGGAATAGTGTATTGGCTTAATTTTAATACTTTATTTATAACTATGGGCTTAATAGACGCCTTGGCGGTATATTATGCTTATAAAGCAGTTAAAAACGTATGAAACAAGCAATAATAGAGGTTTTAATGTTTATTTCCCTAATTACTGGCGCCTTTATGGTTAATATACCCCTAGGAATAGCGGCGATATTCGGGTGTGTGCTTTACATTATCACGCCATAAAACGCCCCAGGATGAATAAAAAAAGGACGGACAGTAAAATGTCCGTCTTTTGTATTTAATCGTCAATTTGGGCTATTGTGGCCTCTCTAGGAGCTTCATTTCACGTATGGCGTTAAGCCTCTCTATGGGGTTAGTCTGGTAATTGGTCAAAGCAAGGTCAGTCCGGCCACATTTCCCCGGATAATGAATCCGTTTAAACTTTGAACAGGCCTCTTCACAGGCCGACTTTAGGTCGTAATCGTGGGCGACAACCACCCCAACCTCTTCGGCATAGCCCGCCAAATAGTAAAGACATTCTCCCTCTTCGTTTTCTTCCTCTTGGTAAGTATCGTAAGGGTAAAAACGGCTCTCGTCAGTATCGTCGTCGAAAGTAAGGGGCAATCCTTGAACGGGGATGTCTATGTTGCAAGAAATAGAAGCCCCATATCCTAAGCGGAAATGACGGCCAAAGTTTTCTATATTTCCAAGCACCCAGTCAGACATAATTTCGCTAAAAGGGGAAATGGCTAGGCTTAAAAATAACGACGGATGAGCGTTATACCCAAATCTTGCGCAAAATTCAAGGAAATAATACTTATTATCAGCGACAATTAGGTTAAGGTCTAAAAATCCGGTATAGTCCCTATATTCAGGAAGTTTTACCAATTTCCAAAGAGTATCTTTTAAAATTTTACATTCCAAATCCATTACAAAACAAACATCTTGAGCGCAACCAATCATCTTGCCGTAATCTCCATTATATTTTCTTTTACATTCAAAGTTTCCTTGAGCAAAAAACGGCTTTCCCTTATAAACAAACATTTCCACATTTATCTCAACCCCTTTAACTCTTTCTTGAAGGATGTAAGGTGTGCTATTGTTTTGAGATTTTAGGAAGTTAAAAATCTCTCGGTTAGCTTTCGGGTCATTATCGTGGTCGGGGCAGGTTGTAATCCAAGACTTGTTGTCTGGCTCGTCTGGCTTAAACACCCACGCCCTGTCAAAGTTTTCGTCTAGGAAGTTTAGGCCGTCGTCAATGCTAGTAAATTCTTGCGTTTCTGGAGTATCTAGGCCGGCCTTCTCAATCAATGAAACGCCGAAGTCTCGGTCGTGCTCCATTTGGTCGCTAAGTTCTAGCCCGCCGAATACCATAAAGCCTTCTTTTTTTAATTGTTCTGCCGGAAATGGCGGTAAATTGCTCATATTTTTATATGTCTTTTATAAGTTTCTGTTTTTTTATGGCACTCGACACACATTGTTCTTCCATTCTCTAATTTAGTCCTTAACTCGGGATAAAAAGCAAATTGTTTTATGTGGTCAGCGTGTAAATTACCTCCTTTTTTACCACACCAAACGCAGGTATAATTATCTCTTTCAAAAACAGATTTGCGCCAAAGTTTATATTCCAAGGTTTGTCTATAATGCTTGTTGGTCTTAGTTATTCCCCCCTTCCAGTTGGGATGTTTGTCCCCCTTGACGGCTTCCGACTTTTTGATGATACTTTCCAAACTATGATGTCTCCCCAGCCAATATTTATGTCCAGTCATCATTTCCCGAAGAATCTGCTTATGCTCTTCGGTCAAGTGCCTTTTCCCTATCCTAGATTTATTAGAGCAAGTTCGGCACATAGTGGCTCTATGGACTATTGTTTTTCCGCATTCCGAGCATTTTGGTTTAGATATTCCCCCCTTCCAGTAAGTTGAATTTTCTCCAGTAAGAAATTCATATGAGCATTTTTTACAACAAAATCTAGCAGTATTTCCTCTTGAATTAACTACTTGGAATATTGACCCACAATTTTCACATTTCTTTTCTATCATTACTATATTATACTACAGTTGAAAATTTTGGTCAAATATCCAAAGATAATCCTTATATTTATTCCTATCTTTCCACAATTCCTTGAAAGGGATGCGCTCAAAAATACCCTCTCCGACTTTCTCAAGTTTATCCAAATCTTCTTCGTCTTCTTTGGGGATAAGGGAAAAAATAACTTTAGTATTATGCTCTTCTCTAGGGTTTCCACGACCCGCTGCGCCAGATAAGAGCATTTTAGCCCAGCCGGCGCCACTAGCGTCTTGAGAAACGATGATGAAGTTTTTTATGGCTTTAGGTTTTGTCTCGGTTATGTTTATCATAAATTTTTCTTTATTTTTCGCTCTTCTTATTCGGCAATTCCTTTTTCATTTTCTCCAGCAGAAACTTCTTTGCCCTTAGGCGTTGTGCCTGATTCTTGGTTGTCATATTCTTTTAATTGTTTGTTCACCTCGTCAAGTTGGGCCTGTTCTTTGGGGCTAAACCAATCAATCTCATCGGGGTTTAATATTTTTTAGTTCCCCAAAGGCAAAACACCTTTTCCGTTAAGTTTCATTCCCTCCCTAAGCTTATGAGCGGCGGAAAGTTTAGCGGCCTGTTCAGTCTCTTGAGTGCTGACGGACTTAGCCGGCAAATTTAACGGAGTGTTGATAGAAACATTAGGTGCGCCCTCTTCCGGGGCAGGTAATTGTAATAAAGGTTTTGGTTTCGCTTGTAATCCTGCCTCAATTTCTTTGCCCTCCGGAGAAGCCTCTTCAATAATTTCGAAAGCCTTCCTGAGAAGGTTGCTTGGGTTGTTTAAAGACTTATAAAAAGCCATTAGACTTTTACTAACAGTTCCCTGGACAACTGCACCAGGGTTAGCTGTTACTATTCCCCTTAAAACCTCCCCAGAAGCTAGGGAGTCTCCTAAAATATCAAATAAATTCTTTGGTGCCTTTTTTGCGTCTCTCAGCGCCATATTCATCACATCCTTATCAATTGTTTTGAAGTTACCGTATTTGTTCTTTAATGCCTGATAACTTTGGCCTGTTTCCTCCTCAATAATTGAGTCTAAGCTTCGTCTTAACCTGGACGCAACGAAGGCCTTGGCCTCATTGGCCTCGTTGCTTATTCCTTGTATTTTAACCCCCTGTAAAGCCTTGTTGGCCATTTTAATAGAGTCCTGCGCTTCCTCTAAGGTATAAGAATCGCCGTCTCTTAAATTTTGGGCATCTTGGGTTAATTGCTTGTAGGCAGACGGATATTCGGTCTTTAAAACCTTATTGCCATTTATTAAACTTTCTAATTCATCAGCTATCGGGTTAAGGTCAATTTTGGCGGCGTTTCCAGCAGATTTTTGCAGATTATCGTAAGCTTTAAAGACTAACTTTTTGCCCTCATCAACCGCCTGTAAAGTGCCGTCAACGGCATTTTTCATTTTACTTATTTTAGTCACCGCCTCGCCAGTTTCCTGGTCTATGATATTCATCTTCGGCAAATGGGCGACAATATCGCTCATCGCCTCAGTAGCTTTCCTTTGGTAAGCCTCAAGACTACCGGCGTTTCTAATAGAGGCAGTGCTAGGACGGACGGCCTTAGTAAATTTCTCGGCCACATTAGCGCTTTCTTTCTCGGTTAATCCGGTAGCGGTTTCCGTTATAGCTTTCCTTTCAAAAAAGTTCTTTATACCTGGGACTTCTGCCCCTAATTCCTCTAATCCTAAAAGATTAAGAGTATTACCAACATTCTCTGCTGTATCAGCTAATTCAGGGTTTTTAGCTTTCCAATCTTCGTATTTTTTACCTCCCTCGGAAATCAAAAGAGAAAGACCTTCCTCTCCTTTTTCGGTTAAAGAGTTTAATTGGCTATGGAGTTCGTTTTGTTTTTCTTTCGGCAATGCTTTAACGGCCGTGTTTACGATATTCTTACTAGCTTGTAATACTGGACTAACTTCGGCTATCTTGTTTACTATCTTGCCTATAATCGGGGTAGATTTTTCTATTACCTTTCCCAGTAAATCACCGACAAGACCGCCAGCGGCGCCCGTAACCTGTAAGGGCGCTTCAACGGCTAGTCTTTCAGCGGCGGGGCCGGGTTGGCCTGCTTTTAACAATTCTCCAGCCTCGGAAACATTGCGCCCAATACCTTGGAACATCTTTTTGCCTCTATTGAAAATATCTTGAAAAGCTCCGCCTACTGCTCCAACTACCGATTTACCGGCTGGAGTTTCGGTCGCCTGTTTAACTTGGTCTTGGAAATTTCCAATAACTCCTTTGGGCGCTGGTTGGACCACTCCTTTTCCGGGGACAAATTCCATACCGGCTTTTTTTGCTATCTGTTGGTTTTTTTGGTCTTGATTTTGTATTCCTGGCCCGGTAGAAGGTGCGGAAACTGGGACTTTCCCTGCGTATTTTTGAGAAAGACGGGCAAGAATATCATTGTCATTATTTATCATTGGGTCTTTACCGAATAAAGCTCTGGTTTTATCTATCTTATCCTTTAATGAAGGTGAAATTTTTGCCAAATTATCTAATATTTGGGTATCAGAATAACCTTTTTGGCGAGAAGAATTTACTTTTTCGTCAAAACTTTCAAAAGTGCTTAAAATTCCGCTCCCTCCTTCGTGCTTATAAATAGCCTTAACAACCTCTTTTTGTTTCACTGGGTCTAAAGAATTGTAAACATCTTGAGCGTTGCTAGGGTCAACTTGTTTTCCGCTCAATTTTGCTAATGTTGGTATTGTGGTGGTGGTAGCCCCTTCGTATTTAGCGGGGTTAGCATACCAAGAAGATATTTGACCTTGTTTTAAAATTTCCTGAGAAGCCTTGAAGCCTACGGTTGGGTTGGCATATTTTATGGTCGGGGTTGCGTCGGTGTCTATTCCGGCAGTAGTATCTCCGATATCGTAGTCTTGGCCTTTTTTATAGCCTAATTTATCCAGTTGAGATAAAACAACAGGATAAGCCTTGTTGGCTATTGGATTATTATTTCTGTCAGTCCTCATCGCCATATATTTTTTTAGTTAATCCCAAATTTTGTCAAAACTTGCGTCCCCACTGGTATTGCCACTAAAATTTTCAGTCGGGGTTGGCACGTTAGCATTTCCTCCCGTTCCTCCGTTAGAGATAATATCAGTCAAGTTTACAATAGAGTCTGATTGGCTGCTCTTAACGTTTTCCATATCTTGTTTGATTGTTGCTAAAGTAGATTCAAATTGTCCTGGGGCCATAAATGAACTCACCATCTTTTCTGCATCCTTAGTGGCGCCATCAGTTAAACCGGCGGTAGAGGCAGCGGCGCCGGAATTAACCTTGGCGTATTCACGAACGCCGGTATAAATTGCCGCTTCAGTTGCGCTCAATTCAGCGTTGCCGACGTTTCCATTCAACCAGTTAATAAACCTGTTTCCAGCCGGGAAAGAGGTGGCTTGTCCATACTTATCATAAAGAGTTTTGGCGAGGTCAAGATTTTTATTAGCCGTATTTTCAGCCGCTTGAGTAGCAGAATACAAAGTTTGCATTTTTGTTAAACCAGACTGCGCGGCGGTTGAAGCGGCCTTTTGAGCGGCCAAAGCCTGCCCGGTTAGTCCTTTAGCGGTAGCAGATTGAGCAACGGCGGTATAAAACTGGGCTCTCATTGCCATACCAGCTGCGCCCATACCAAATGAAGGGATGGCGGTGCCAGGTGAAGAAATATATTGATCAGCTAAGAATTGGATAGTGTCGGCGTCTAAAGTAGCGCCACTACCTTTCTTGGCCATTTGGTAGGACAAAATATCTCCGGTGAAGCCAGAAGCCTTGGCGGCTAAATATTCTTTTACGGCCGCGGGAGCTTTGGCGTTAGCAGTCCATTGGTCAAAACTTAATGGAGTTCTCCCGGCCGAGTTCTCTTGATTAACGTAATATTCGTAGTCCTTCTGATTGGTGGTATTTCCGCCCGCAATCCCTGGCGTAATATCCTTATAAGTTCCGTCTGGTTGCTGTTGTAAAATCTTGCCGTCTGAAGTGGTTGTAGTAGGGCTACCAAGATAAGTCTGGAGAGGCATATTCACGGTAAAATCTTGTTCGGTGCTTTTACCGGTCTTAGGGTCAAAAGTAATTCTTTTAATAACGGTCTGCGAACCGTCTGCTGAAGGGGTCGGGACCTCTTTAACCGTCGGGCGGTTAGGATTGTTGACATTATTATCAATAGAAGCAGTCATTTGATAATCAGAATATCCAGTCTGGTCTAGTAATTGTTGATAAAAGTCTGGGTCGGCAGTTTTAATATCAAGAGCTGATTTGCCAGTAGAAGCCAAGGTGTCTAAAGACTTAACGGCGTCCGTCTTAATTTTATCCAAGGAAGCCCCCTCGCTAGTAGCCATAGCCATAGCGTTGGTTTGGATAGTGTTATAAACTCCGGCAATATCGCTAGCCTCTTTTCCTGTTATAGTCTGTTTATTAGCGGTAGTAATTGCTCTAGCGGCTTCTTTTGAGCCTGCGCCTGTTTCTGTCCCAAATTCCCCGCCCATTAAAGCAGCGGCGTTAGCGGAAGACTCCCTAGCTGCGCCGGCAGTATCTTCTTGAGCCAAAAGACTGTTGTAATATTGTTCAATAGCGGAAATACCACTTTGGGCTTGGGTGGTTAATTGGCCATAAGCATCAGTCTCTAGCTGATTATAATCTTTTGGTGTAGCGGCGGGAGCGCCCGGAGTTGGCGTGGGGGTAGGAGTGGGAGTTGGCGTGGGAGTTGGTGTGGGTGTGGGACTTGTTTGTCCAGCAACGATAGGATTTCCACTAGCGTCTATTTTACCATTAGCAAAATCGCTCATCTGCTGGGCGGTAAAGCCTTGAGAATTGACTGGCTGACCTTGAGCGTTAGTCTTTTGGACTGGCATCGGATTTCCCAAAGGCAAAGCCCCCGTTGGTGTTGGGGTGGGAGGATTGATTTTATTATCCGTGGTGTTTGTGATTGGTTCCGCCATATAGTTATATTATTATTTTACATTTCTTTTTACTCTTTTACCGCCGGTGATTTTCTTAACATTTTTTTTGATTTTCTTGTATGGTAATTTTTTTCCTTTCGGAGTTTCTGCCTCAAATTTTTTAGCCACTTCTGGCTCGTTAATATGGAGGTAAGCTCTTTGAGCTTGAGATTTCATTGGCATATATTTTAATTTAATTTACTTATCACAGCCCTCTTTTAATAAGGGCTGAGTAAATATACTAAAGTTGTATTTCTTTTTCTAATCCTGGATTACCAGTGTTTCCTCCTGGAGCAGGTGAGCCAGACGAAACATTGGATGTTATAGTTGTTTTTTGTTGATAAAATATAAGAATAAACCCTCCACTACCAGAACCTCCAGCACCGCCATCGTTAGCAGATGATCCGTTTGTTCCCTTAGGGCCACCAGCACCGCCAATGGCTTCAACATTTAAGTTTATGATAATTCTAGCGGCTATCCAAATAAAACCTCCGTTTGAACCTCCGCTTCCACCACCACTATTTAAAATGTAGCCTTGTCCATTGGAAGCACCAGAGCCACCACCGCCTCCGCCGGAGCCAGGCATTGCGGAATACATTGATAAAGTTCCGTTTATAACCTCGTATAAGTTGGAATAATTAAAAAGAGAGTATGGGTAGCTGGATGCGGCCGAAGTAACTGTCCCTGCTGCGCCTCCAAGTGTCCCGCCCGCTGCTGCGCTTCCTGCTGCGCCAACGCTACTGGTAGCCATTAAAGAATGAGAAACGGAAGTCCCAGCCGAACCAGTTTGAGGATTGTTTTGATTTCCAGCTGAGCCATTCCCTCCAGATGCGCCTGTTGCAGGTATGGGAAGGGTTCCTGTTGAGTAAGCAGGTGTAGTGGTTGCTCCATATCCTCCAGGGTTAGACGGAGCTCCAGCCCCCCCCTGGTTACCGTTTGGGCCGTCGCTAGCGATTTTCCCAGTTCCGATTGTGTTTAAAGTATTCTGAACAAATATTTTAAAGCCGTTTGAGTTTAATGTTATGCCGTTATTGACAGTCAAATTGCTGTAATACATATCCCTAGTAAGGGAAGTGTTTGTTGCTATCGTCACATTGCCGTCAGAACCTAATCCATAAGGAAATGAGAAACCAGAAGTTAGACCATTAAAAGTATAGTTGGTGCTTGTTCCTGCCAAGAAAGAAGGGTCAATGTAGCCGTTAGAATTGGTTATAACGGCATAATTAGCCGTAGATGTGCCGAGTGTCGTCGAGGAAGCATAGGCCGATTGTAGAGCTAAATTTGCCCCTGTGGAGCCCGTAGAAGAAGCCGAGGCTTGTTGGGTTGGAGTAGCACCCTGCCAAATACCTTTTACAATGGTTGAGCCGTTTGGGGAGCCCGAATAAGACACGCTATCAACATAGCCTTTAGAGGCAACCATTTGGGGGTTAGTGAAGGTAGAAGTGGCCACGCCCGAACCATAAGACAAGACATTAGGGATGGTATCCGTTCCGTTTAAAATACGCCCAAATTGTTGGAGAACAGGGAAGTCGGTTACTTTTACGTCAGCGCCGTAGCGGTGAGCAAATTGTAAGACGGAGATAGTGGAAACGCCGTCAGCACCAATCCCACGCTGTAAAGAGGTTAAAGCAGTCCCAGAGGCGACACCGCAAACATATTCGGCGGTATTTAGACCGCTGTCAATTGTGAAACAGTAGTTTCCTGATAAAGAAAATCCGTCCCTAGTTTTTCCTGATGCTAGAGTTGCGGAAGTGGCCGAGTTGAGCATCGACGAGGCAAGAGATGTTTCGAAAAGCGAAGGGGCTTGGTAAATGGTGCCAGTTCCACCGAGAACATTAGTCATCAGGTGGTATCCAAGAGTAAAATACCATTGAGCGTCATTGGAGCCGACAACGGTTATTTTTTTAGTGCCTTCATTGTTTATTAAGGTCGCCAGCTTTTGCGGGCTAGAAGCAATCGAAGCCACCGGCATTAAGGCGACGAGAGCTATTAAGAAAGAGATTAGTTTTTTCTTCATATTTTTATAGTTATTGAACATTAGCGTTTAAAATGTGAGAACTTTTATACCGTATATCCTTAAAAGTGTATTCATCAATACTTAAATACCCTACTCCAGTCCCGATAATCTGTTGCCCGTTAGCGTCTAATTTAGGTTCGGCACGGAATATTACCTGAACTCGGTTGAAATGGTCAGAGCCGACTACTATTTCTGCCTCGTAAGGGTAAGCATAAACAACCCCACCGCCACCGACAATATTAGTTCCGATAGTCGGGCCACCGACTTCAATCGGCACGCCCTGATTAACATACTTCCCGGAGCCGTCTATCGAACCCAGTAAAACTGGTTGACCGCCGTCGAAAGAAAGATAGACATTCAAGTTTTGGCTGGGAGAAATCAAACCCTTAACAACAAACTTATTGAAAGATTTTATACCGATAGCGCCAAGAAAGGAGGGCGCAGACTTCCAGTAATTATTGATATTAAATCCAAGGTCATCAAAACCAGAGAAAAGGACTAACGGATTTGACGATATGCTATCACCAGCAAGTAAGGCCCCGTTATAGTTAGCGTGGCAAGAAGCCCGATAATCAAGTAAATCATAAAAGCCAGTTTTCTTATTTTGGACATACATTCGGTCGTTGTTCGTGTTCGGTATGCCGTTATTTAAAGACTCGCAATCCAAGATGTAGTAATCGCCCCATTCATAGACCACGTCCTGATTATGTCCGTTTAAAGTGAGGTCAAGCTGGTCGGAAATAGACTCTGGAATAATGGCCGGATTAGCGTTAGAAACAGAGGCCGACATAACTAATTGGCGAAGTTTCGGATTGGCGGAGTTTAAGGTATCTAAATAGATAATTCCGTCGCCCGTAACGAAGCCAGAACGCCAGTAGGGGATACCGACATCGTTTCGGTATATAGATTGGTTAATCTGGGTGACATCATTGGATGTCATAATAAGCTGAAAAACCCCGAATTGATGAAAGCAGAAATATATGCCAGAGAAGCCAAATACATTCATTAGTTTTCCCATTCCAAGCTGTGCGCTTAGATACCCTTGGCTTGAGATAGTCGGAGTGCCGACAAGAAACTTAGCCAAACTTTGGGTAGAGTCATCTTCAAAATAATTTATAACCAAATTTCCTGATAAAGGAGCGGTGTTGAAATTCAAAGTATAAGCGCCAGTAATGTAATTGATTGTCCCAGTTCCTCCCAATTGACTAAAAAGATTTCCAGCTTGGTCATCGGCGAAATATTCCGTCTTGTGGATGTTTCCTCCAGATGAGTAAGCGGTGAAAGAGGTGCTATCAATACCGACAATTACATTATTAGCGTCCACCACCGATATAACTTGCGTGGTGATATTGTTTATTTGCGTCATTCCCACAACATCGGAAATAATCACCGTATCGCCGACAGAAAGACTGTGGGAATTAGCCGTTATTTTTGCCGAATAATCCTTGGTAATGGCGGAAATGGCTATTGTTGACAAATAACCGCTAATCTGAACGCCAAAAACGCTCTGGTGGATATTGTCTATGGCCAAGTTGCCAGAAAATACCTTGGTCACACCGTCAGTTGCCGGGCCGACAACCCCGGTCTTAGTAGTCATCGGGGGGCTAGTAGAAGCATCAGCGCCGTCAGCATAAGAAATACGAAGATTTAAAAGGTCTTTCGCCGTTTTTCCTATTCTATTCCACAAAAACAATCTTCCCTGATTAAGACTGATATAACCTCTTTCTTCTATGCTATTCAAGTCTAATGGATTAGCTAGATTAGACAAGTTTATCTTTACGATAGAGGAATTAGGAGAAGAAAGAACAATATAATACCCAGAAACGCTCTGATAAGGAACGATAGCGACATCATCGCTTTGGGCTGGTGTTCCTAACAGGTCCGTCCCTATCTCGGTGTAGATATTATTAGTAGCGTCGTAATAAAAAATCTTCTTCCCGACAGAAAAGACCGGGATTTGATTGCCCGCCTTGTCTATACCTACTCCTAATCCAGAAATAGGAAGAGTTCCAGCCGACAAGGAGGCCGCTAATGGCGCCATACCACGCCTTAGCTCTATATGGTCGCCGTAATACTTACCGTCCTTTTCGGCGGCGCCGGTCAACCAATTCAAAGCGTCCGGGGAAACGCCAGGCGTTAAGCCGTCTAAATTCTTGATAGAAGTATTTATTCCTCCGAAACTAGATACGGTGAAATCGGGTAATCTTCCTTTTGTCGCTTTTGCTTTTGGCATAATTTTAACCGTTATTGTCGCCCACTACCCGACTGTTGAAGGGGGCATTATTTCCACTATTTTGATAATCAACGCCCTCTAATTGGCTTTCCTGCATTGTGCCGTCCCATTCAGTCATCATCTTGAAGATATTTTCAGCCGATTTTCCTATCATTTCGCCCTGTTGGACGTTCACTACATCATAGTCAAACATCTCCCGATACATCTTAGCCACATCGAAGGCTAGAATAGGAGCAAACTGTCCAGGAAATACCCAGGAAGTGTTGTCCGTGATATCCGCCGAGCTTCCGATGTAAAATTGGTTAAGAGTGTAAGGCTGGTCGAGGATACCGCATAAGAAAAGATGTTTGTTTGCTAAATCTATGTAGAATTTTTGGTTATCGTCCTTATATTCGGCCTGTCTTTCCAAGGTAATCTCTTGATACCAGCGGAAAGTGTTGCCGTCCAAGGATACCCCGACAATAGAGCGGTTGGGGGAATACCAGTTTAGGAAATTGGACGGCAAAGAAAATGGCGTCTGATACATACTGTTGCTGATCTTGTTCTGCTGAGGGGTAGCGAGTTGAGTAGTGTCTTTAGTTCTTAAAATCACCCAAGGGCGAGATTGCTCTCGGTTAAATTTGGCAAGGTTAAGCAACCAGTAGAAGATTGTTTTATCCATATTATACCCAAGGAGTAAATTGGAAGTAAAAGTGTATAAATCAGCGCCGGTGAAAGTCATAATTTTATTCCAAGCCCTCGGTCAAAGACACGCCGAGCTTTTTATTATAATTTATTTGGGTTAGAGCATTGATAAGCACTTGGTTGTTGTCGGCCCCTTTAATATAGCTCATTAAAGACTGGCAAGGGGAGTTTTTAATATCCATATTCGGGCCGGCGGTCATCCCGTTCAAAATAATTGCTTCATCAGCTGATAAAGTAGTCGAGCCGTTTGCCAGGCCGTAGTAGGCCAGGAAAGTTGGATAATCGGGATAAAGGCATTTCTGTTGGTTTTGAATATAGTAGATGTTTGGATCGCCAGATTTCTTGACGTTTTGGTTGTTGTATTTGTTTAGGAAGACGCCTAACGTCGCCGCAATACCCAAGTCGGTGTAATAGCCGTAATTGTGGTTATCCAGGAAGTCCATATCAACATATAGATAGCCGTTATCGCCCCAATTTGCCCCGTAGGAGTTTAAAATCTTATAAACCTTATAGCCGTTGTAATTTAAATTATACCCCACTATAAGCACGCTGTGGCCTCCCACGATGTATCCTAAAGTCTTGGAAATAATCCAAGGAGAAGAAAAACCACCGCCCTGGTTATAACCTGAATACCAATCAAGGCCAGTCGTAACAGTTTTCCCATCATCTAAAAGCTTTAAAAGGTCATCCCTCCCGGATACTTTCCAATAAGTAGAGATTTTATGCTGTGAGGCAAGCACCTGGTTGGAAGGGAGTAAGGAAATCTGGTCGTAAGTCTTACCGACAACATCTGAAGCGCCGGGAATAATTCCATATTTCTGCAAAGCACTTTGTGGGGCGTCTATGGTGGCCTCGCCATCAGATGTAAGCATTCTATTGGCTCTCATCCAAGAAGTAAGAGATTGGACTTCCAATTGGGTATTCTCTGCAATCATCCTTTGATGAGAAGCTGCACATTGAGTGCAAATATTGTTTTGGTCTTGGTTGATTATCCAGTCAGGGTTAATTTCATTTGACTTGCTATTATATTTCGGAGTATATGATTCGCCGAACAAATTCCAACCCAAATTTTCCGTCTTAAAATCTCTCCCGTCTTCAATCCCCTTTACTAAACCAGAAGAATACCAACGCTCGAAAACCCAAGGGAGAAAGTGTTTAATTTTATATGATAGTTGCTGTAAGTCCATATAATTATTGTTTATCTCGGCTGGCTAGCCTCAAAACGTTATTATTAGTCGTGTCTATCTTTTTGGATATATCGGAAAGCTGGGAGCAAATTTGGTTGAACTCCGGCCGGCTAGGTGAATCTTTCTGAACGATAGCGTCCACTTTAGCGGCGTATCCAACTACCCAGTAAATAACAAAGGCAATTACGGCAATAGCGCTTATTGGGACCAGCGTTTTATTGGTTATCGCCCCAAGTTTTCCTTTAGACATAAAAGATAAAATTAGTTTTGCGAAGGTGTGCCAGAAAAGAAGTTTTTGATTAAGTAGCCAACAACCGAAGTGACCGCCACTAAACCTACTTGTTTCCAGTCAATGTTTCCACCATTTTGAAGCATTAAATAAATTGCTCCCAAAATGCCAGAGAATACTGCCACAATTAAACCTTTGGCGGCGTCTCTCCAGTTAAGAGAAAAGATATTAGAGTTTTGCATATTATTGAGCAGGAGTTTCCGCAGGAGTTTCCGGGGTGGAAGTCGGGGCGGTTTCCTGATTAGTTTCTATCACGAACAAGGACTTAATGGCATTGAGTTTAGCCAATTGAGCAGTCGGGCCGACTAGCTCATTGTCCACCATTTCGGGCGTGTAGGATTGAGAGCCTATTACCTTGCCACTAACATCTTTTGTGATTACCACGACAATGTTGTAGTCGGGCAGTTTTTCGTAAGTTTGATTCATAGTTTTAGTTAGATTTAATAGTAAATGACCCTGAATTAAAAATTATATTTGCTCCAGAGCTTTGATTAACAATACCAACCGATATATTATCTGCTGGGTTTAAAACGCTTATTCCTTGCGCATCTAGGTTGGTGTTTCCTGCTCCGTCCACCTGCGCTTGCGAAGGGGCAAGATTGACCGGTGCGCCATTTACAAATATACAGGCTTGGATGATATCTCCAGGATTACCACCAGTAAGGTTGACCGTATAATTAAAAGTATAAGAACTCTTAGCCGGAGAGGTTTCCCACCAATTGTTAAACGAAAATCCTTGCTGGTCTTGTCCAACCCATCCTCCCTGTATTTCTTGCCAAATACCAGCACCAGGATTGGGGATGCTATATCCTGGGTTCCATTGGTTATCCATTGAGCCCCAGTAAGATGGAGCAACATTTATCGGGACACCGTTTATATAATAATTCCCAGTAATATTCACATCTCCGGCGATATCGGCCTTGTAGGCTGGGTAAGAAACCCCCACACCCAAATTTCCGTTATAAAGAGAAATATCCGAATTACCACTAAAATTTCCGAATAACAATCTTCCGCCCGTATTACGATAAGCGATGTCCCCGGGGACAGCATCAGTAAACCACTGCCCGTAAGAATAAACATAAGCTAGCCAAGGGTTTGCACCGGGACCGCCCGTGCCGATACCTGACGGGCCAGTGACCGGCATATCAATCCAGTTTCCGCCAGACCCACTCCAATCGGGAGTAATAACAGTCTGGCTAGAATAACCGATGCTTAGAACACCAGCTTCACTCAAATTCATTATGACATTAGAGGAGCTATCCGCAAAAGATATTCCGTTTCCGTCGGCTCTTAGAAGGCCACTAATTAAATTTGTCGCCCTCACCACGCCGTTAACATCAAAAGTGTAAGATGGGGTAGTTAGAATACCAATACGGCTGTTAGTGCTATCTAGCTTGAAAATTGAGGTCGTGCCGTTAGCCTTAGTAAGGTTGAAAGCATTTGTGGAATCAGAGGGGGGAAATAAAAGATTGGTCTTCACACCATTAGTAAAAGCTTGTGCTTGAGATGTTGCGCCCGTGGTTGCGCCAGTAGCGAGGAGACCAGTTGAAGTTGAGAGCTTGTTATTGAAATTCAGCCAGTCAGCAGAAGAGAGAAGGCCACGAACCGTGCTAGAAGCGGTCGGTAGATTAAAAGTAAGCGTTCCAGTGGAAGTCGCTAGGTTAAAATCAGTTCCGCTAGTCCCTGTGGCGAAAGTAAAGGCGGGGCCATTAACGCCGTTGATAATAGTAGTAGAGCTTCCCCCACTTGCGTTAGCCCAAACAGGGGTGCCAGTAGCGGAAACAGTTAAGACCTGAGTGCTAGTTCCGATAGGCAATCTAGTAGGAGTTCCTGCTGTTGAGCCGAAAATCATATCACCAATAGCTGTCATCGGGTTTGACATCCCCCTAGTCGGGGCATAGTCGGCCATAATAAAACTATTAGCGATAAGGACGCCGGAAACAACGGCAGTAAATATCAATAGTTTTTTTAAGGCTTTATTCATATATTCCTAGTAATTTTTTTGCTTTTAATAGATTTTTATTATCCCCATCATAAACTCCCAGAAGTCTTTTTGCCTTGACGATATAATCATCAGTCGGCTCTTCGTCTTGGGCTAGTTCTTTTTCTGGCTCTTGCTTCAATTCCTGTATTTTGTCGAAGTTTCGGCGCATTTCGGCCGACATTCTTTCGATTTTCTTATCACTTACCGTCCGACCGCTAGAAATTAGCTTAACAAAGTCCTCATTCATCTTTCTTAGGCGCTCTTCGAGCCTTTTTATCTGCTCGCCGTCCTTTTCTGCTGATTTCAAGACATAATCTTCTAGTAATTTATGTAGTTTCTCGAAATTTTTAAACGCTCCACCGTGTATATCCTCGTATTTAACCAATTCCGACTTCATTGCGTCGCTTTTTTCGTGTAATTCGGTAATAGAGTCGTGAAAAGTTTGAAAGTAAGGCTCCATTTCACGCCGGAAAGCCATTGTGTGCTTATCGAGTTCTAATCCGTGGCTTGGTTGCTGGCCTTTTATCTCCGCCCTGATGATTTCCGTTACATCTTCCTTAGTCAGACCGTCTGAACCAGCCGAAAATCCAGCCGAGGGATTGAATAGGGTGGCAACTAAATGCTCAACGTTCTTACAATCATAAGCTTGAGAGAGAGTGGTATATCCAGTGTCAGTATAAACATAGTAGGTAATATCAATCGGTTGGCCCATTGGGCCGTCATTAGGGGTGATGTAAGAGCCTGTGTAGCGATTTCCTCCCGAGTTGGTGAGATTAACCGTCTTCCATATCTGCCCCGTGTTAGAGAGCCTAATAATCGCCCTAATGTAATAGGTCGCAGAGTCAGTCGGGAATATCTGATAGACCAGGGGATACGTCTGTTGTGGGTTTAACTGGCTCATTCTTTTAAAAAGTTATTTTTCAATAGTCAAAATTGTGCTGGTGCTAGAGGAAGCAATACCGTTAATCTGGCCGGTGAACATACCGCCGGCGCTAGGGACATTGAAACAAGTATTAGCGGCGACAACAGCTCCCGAAGTAGTTGCGGCAGCGGTGCCATAAGCCAAATAAACCTTATTTGCTCCGTCGTTGCAAAGAACGGCATACTGACGGCCAGGATTGGCGCTCAATATCTTTGTGGTTGTTGCAGCGGAAACCGCAGCTGAGGCGTTAGTCGCCGAATTAAAGACGTTGGGCAGGCCAGAATCACCTAAAGTTTTCGGCCCCTGACCATAATGAATCACAATGCCGATAGTTGTTAGTATGGCAAGCAAGATTATTACCGCCAATGCTTTTAATGTTTTCATAGTTTTTTTAGTTAATTAGCAATATCTTGCCCCCTCCCGTTAAGAAGAAGGGGCAAGGATTGATAACTAGGGTTAGTTAGCGATGTTCACTACAAGCAAACGATAAGTCGTAGCAGTGTCTCTAACCATACGGACCAAGGCGGTCTTACCAGCGGCAATAGAAGCCGAGGAAGAATAACCGAGAGTCCCACCAGCGCCGGCAGCGATAGTCGTCGAAGTGGCCGTAGAAAGCCAATTCAAGTAATCAACCGAACCAACCGAAGGCAAGCAAGCGGCGAAGAACGCCGTGGAAGTTGCCGGGAAGGTAACGGTAGTCGCCGCACCGAGCGGAGTGAAATTGATTAAAGTGCTTTGGCAAGCCTGAGCAGCGGTCAAAGTATAGGTTGCCGAACTTGTAGAAATGGCAGCAACGCCGCCGTTTTCCACGAAATCATTAACCTGGTTCAAACTTCCGTTGGCAGTAAGATTGCCAGAAGTGGTGATAGCGCCAGCGCTGGAAACAGACAACTGGTTTGTCGTCCCGGCGTTAAATCCGCTAGTGAAGTTAAAGGCTTCGCTTTGGACTTGAGTTCCGAGAGACGCGGGAGTGTTATTGTGAAATAACAGACCGCCGACAATCGCACCAACGATGAAACAGATTACCCCAATTATGTATTTAACTTTATTCATATAGATTAAGGGTTAAAATAGTTAATTAGAGCTTAGAGAGCGACGTTGACGGATGTGCCGTTAGCACCGTAGCTAGAGCTGTCGATTTTGACATCGACAATTTGGTAGGATTGGTCATTGAAGACTTTTACGCCATACAAATCCCAAGCTACTAAATCGTGAGCGACCTGGCCGGAAACTGGATTTTCGTAGATGTGCGGTTCTTTCTGCATAAGCAGGGAGACAGAATCGGTAGTCGAGAAAATCAAGTGCTGGCATTGGTAGCCCCAAGCAGCGGAGTTGGAAGCAGCGACGTTAGCTACTGGGACATTGCCCTGACCCTTTGCGAACAAGTCAAGATAAACACCAGTCGCGCCGGTAGCGCCACCCAAAGAGGCGGTGGTTCCCTGTTTAGCAACCAAGTTGCGAAACAGTTTCTGTTGCCAAACGGTCAAAGAGCTATAAACAAAAGGAGCATAACCAGCGTCAGATGCTTCAGTGATAGCGGTGTAAGGAGCGTTCAGGGCGTTCGCCAAGTTGGTAATAGTCTTGGCCAAGGTAGAACAAATCTTGATATTACCAGCGGTAGTGCCAAGAGTGGTTTTGAAAGTGAAAGTCAAAGCCTGGGAAGTTCCGTTGACAGTTACGCCATTCAATAAAGTAATGGTGTCGCCGTCAGCTGGGTTGCCAGTTCCGCCGTAATAAACACCTTCCCAAGGAAGGGTATTACCCTGAAACAGGTTGAAGCCCATAAACATACCAGCGTGGCCGTTGCGGGAGATAGTATCGCCAAGAACAGTAGTCTTACCACCGATGTATTGGAGCAAAATAGTATAAACCTGTGGGCTTAAACCAGCAACCAAAGCCTGGGAAATTGATTCCAATTTAACATCTTTGATTACGCTCTTGTTCGGGGAATAATCCACGTTCAAGAGTTGTAATTGCTGAATAGCGGTTGTAAATAAACCCTGGACGTTGTTGATACTGCAAGCGATTGGCTTACCAGCGGTGCCACCACCAAGATTGCCAGAGGCGTCATCTAAGTAGGAAGCAGCGCCCTGTTGTAAGGCATACATAACTTCAGCGTCAACCTGCAACCAAAGGGCGTTAGCGGCCTTTTGGGTGTATTTCATCTGAGTTGGCAGATGGTCTTGCAATTCCTGCCATTCAACAACCTGGAAGGTAGCCTCGTCTTTGATGTTGACGGTGCCAGATTCGTTGGTGTTGGTGAAAGGTTGAACGGAATAAGAACCATTAGCGCCCATACTGTTGACCGAAAGGTCAGAAGCATATTGGCGGTTGAAAGTAGCACCCATTTTGAGGCCTACTTTAAATTTTTCGGTAGCGAAAGCACGGAACATTGGTTGCTTGGTGTGAGTAACCTGAAATGCTCGCTCCCAAACTTGCATTAACGAATATGTGTTAGCCACAATATTGATTTGTCAAAGAAATAATCTAGTTATTCCTTGAGTGGGATTAGTTTGTTAATCCCAAAGGTGTATTTAGTCGTCAGGATTGGTGATATTCCAGCCGTCCTCGTCATCCATTCTACGGGCTTCTTTCTCCATTTTATCAAACATATCTAGCAAATCCTTCTCAGGGATTTCCGAAGACTTTTTGCCTTTATACTTTTCTTCTAGGTCAGATTTCTCTTCTCTAGTTTCGTGGTAAGTATCTCTCGACTCGAAAGAGTGAGAAGGTTTTGATTTGAAAATTTGGTTAAAGATAGAACGATTTTTTAAGTAAACGGTCGAAAGCTCTTTGTTGGCAAACTGCGGGGCGTGAGATAAGTCATCCATAGCTTTTTTGGCAAGCCTCATCTGCTCTTTGGTGGCTCCCTTGAAATCGTCAGTCAAGACGTCTTCAATTTCCTCCCACTCAGATTTGAATTGCTCATCCTCCTGCCTGTTTTCTAGGTCGTCCTTCAGCTTTTGAATTTGAGCCGGAGTAAGGCCAAGACTATTGCGTTTAGATGTTGCTTCGGTGATTATCTTCAGCTGCTCAATCGTGCCAAGTATTTTTTCCTCTTCGGCGTCCGCGCCGGTAAGGCGGATAGCCAGCTCTCTGAAATAAGAATCGTCATCAGGCTCTTCTTCTTTCTGTTGAGCAGGCTTCCCTTGGGCTAATTCCTCGAGCTTGCGGTTTGTTTCTCTCAATTCTGACCGTAAGTCATTATACTTTTTGTAAATACTAACCTTTGGTTTAGGCTTCTTTTTGGATGTTTCGTTCTCCTCCTCTTCGGGTTCGTCTTCATCATCCTCATCGTCGCCCTCTTCTTCTTCTTCATCGTCTTCCGATTCCTCTTCGTCTTCATCTTCGGATTCCTCCTCCGATTCGTCCTCGGCCTCTTCGTCAACGATTTCTTCTTCTTTCGGCTCCGGGTCAACTATTCCTAGTTCTTCACCCATTCGCTCGAAAGCGTCTTTTTCTTCTAACATAAAATTCCTTGTTAAGGGGCAGTCTGAAGCCCCGTTTATTATTTAGACTAGCAGGGAGTTAAACTCTCCCGTCCTTGGTAAAGCAGTGGGAGCTGCTTATTAAAATTACTTTAAACTCTCTTCGTGTTTGGCCACTAATTCAGCCAGAGCCGGAGTCTTGATATTCGGGAAGAACTCAATCCCGTAAGATTTGGCTTTCGCCTTTAAATCATCCCTGCTGACATAAATATCGTCTGGGATGTTTTCCTGTTCAAGGTCGGAGACGGTCTTGCCGTTCTCGTCTAAGCCCTCCACGTGGTCAACGATGTGGGCATAGCGCTCGACATAGCTCTTGGCGACATCCTTGTAATCCTTGCCGTGTAGCTCTTCCGAGAACTCCCGGACAAGCCCGTGGGTTGGGACTGGTGTTTTGTGGTGAATCTTAATCATAAGGTTAAGCGGCTTTCTCACCCATTTGTTTCAAATTGGGTTTGACTCCGTGTTTATCCATTGCTGGTTTCTTGGCTCTTGGAACTCTCTTGTCTTTAGTGACGGCCTTTACCGCCTTGGCGATGCCTGCGTTTGGTTTGTGGGTGGCAGGTTTGATACCCTTCTTAATTTTTTTCATAGTTTTATTTATTTGCTTTTTTAGTCATAGCGTTTTCCTCGGCCAAGGTTGGTCCTGTGCGGAAGTATTGGCTCTCTTCACCATTGGGGCCTGGCTTACCCTGATATTTCTGGACAGGGGCGGTCTTGCGTGGGACACGCTTGCCTCCGGTTACTTTATCAATTTGCTTTTTAAGCGGTGCGCTTTTTGGAGAAGGCATTTTCTCTCTTCCCATTCCTACTGGTTTTGGCAATGATTTATGCATATCTTTTAAATTATAGGCTAATATTGTGGGCTTTAGCCTCCTCCTCGATTTCGTGGTCAATCAAGGATATTTGTTTATTATTTTCTTTAGATGAAAAGTGAAACAGAGTTAACTCGAGAACGTCTTTGAAAGTGAATATGTTGGCTCTCTCTGTCGGAGTTAAATCTCTGTCAGTCAGCAGTTGGTCGTTCAGCCTAGCAATCTTCTCCTCCAGCTCGGCCGCCAATTTCTTTACCTTCGGCATATCTAGGAAGTTTTGGTCGGTCTCTAGGGTGTTTAGCTGGTCATTCCAAGAGTTGAATAGGGCGAGGGTTGACGGGTGCCAGTCCTCCGACTTAATCAATGTTTGTAGTTTTGCTCTAGTATTAGACATAATTACTGTTGATTAACTTGGACTGGGCTTGGCTCTCCCTGGTTTCCAGTCGGTTGGGGGGTCGCCTGGGCTGTAGGTGCGCCCGGGACTCCACCTGGTGCGCCTTGCGCTGGCTGACCCCCTCCTGGTGTTGGTGCTCCTCCTGGTTGAGCGGGCGGTGCGTAAGGCTTTAAACGTAAGGCTAGTTGAGCCATATTTTCCATAACAACCTGATTGTGAGCCATTACATATTCAAGAAACTTGGGGTATTTTTCTTTTAAGGCCATTCGGTGAGCGGTGGCGAAATCCATAATCTTTCTTTGGAAGATAGTGGTGGCACTCCAACAAACCTCAACCTTCTTTCCTTTAAGCAATTCTTTAATCGCTTCATCGGCGAAAGTGATTTGGTCTCTTTCTTTCCCTTGGCCTCTCAAATCGAGAGCGTCCTCGACCTCATCACTTTCATATCCGCCAATATCAGATAAAATCTTCCTAAGCTTCCAGTCGGGATTCATTCTTTGAGCAAGGGCGGGGTCTTTAGATGTCATATCCAAGGCTTTCTCTTTCTGCGCCTTTCGTAAAGCGTCCTCTTGGGCTTGCTGTTTGGTGCTGATAATATCCAAATCGTCTTTAGTCAATTTAATTTCTTTTAATTCATCAACAAAACCATAGCCTATCTCCGGGCCGAGCATATCAATCGCCTCGGCTTCCGACATATTGTCTTTGAGGCCAGCGATGTGGCGCAAAGCAATCTCTCCCCAGCATTCGGTATAAGAGTGGGAGCGATAGTCAATGCGCTTAGTCATCTGCTGGATTTCAGCATAGACAATGTTGTTTGTTTTCTTTCCTCCTTTAGAGACACCAGGGGCGTTCTGGTAAATACCAGTAGCCTTTCCAGTAAAATCATCAAGCCAGTTAATCATATCAATCGTGCCACCGATTTCAGGGGTTTGGAAAGCAAAGGTTGCTTCACTAAGCTTCCTAACGCCTCCGAAAGTATTTACAGGGACGATACAATCAGGACGGCTCTGCGCCTCGTCCAGCTTGGCGACGTTGGTAATCATATCCTTATCATACAAACGGGCGTTCATATTGCGCTTCTGGCGGTTGGTAAGGTCTTGGTTGAAAAGGTCAACCACGGACACGGCGATCGGCATTAAGATGTCAGCCAGGATAGAAAGGCTCCAAAAGTTCTGGTCGTCCTCGTGGGTGGCGTAAGTGGTGTAAGGGTAAAGGCCGGAGCTGTTAAGCTCTTTAAGTTCTTCACATTTAATCCAAATCTTATTCCAGGGGTCAAATAGAATAGTATATCTCTTGCCGTATTTAGTGAGGTGCCATTCCACCAGGTTGGCCGAAGCCTCGCCGATGTAATTGTTAGCGTCCGGGTCAAGATTCAAAGACTTGAAGCGAGCCATATTCTGCTGTTGGTCTTTGGCTAACTTCTCTTGATATTCGCTGTCTTGAATCATCTCGACAAGTTTCTCAACCTGCTTCTTATCGTAGTATCCCTCCTCGGCGCCTTTCAACAATTGGTCTTTAGTTTTAATAATTTGCTCTTCACCGCAAAACAAATGGCGTTCAAGGATTCCTCCTCCAGCGGGCTGACAATGAAAGTATTGTGGGTTGACGGCCTCCAGGTTGTTTTGGTAAGGATTGGCAACAGAAAAGTATTTAAGTATTCCCCGGCCGTAGGTAACGGCAAACTTCCGACTGATTCTATCCTTATAATCCCAACGGGCGGAGTTGCGCAAAGACTTTTTAGCAATGTTAATGGTCTCATTTATGCCCTTTACAGCCTTTAGACTCTTTCCGCTGGCATTCTTTACCTTAATCGTTACGGGGTCGTCCAAATCGGAGCATAGGGTCTCAAACAAGCCATTAAGAACAGGAAGGGGAACATTGAACTGGGTGCGAGACTTAGCCTTAAACTTCCCATTAAGCATTTCAAGAGATTCATTGATTTTACCAAAACGCTTCTCCTTGTAGTCAGAAGAGGTTTTTAACTGTATCATCGCAGTCCTTAATAGGTTTTCGGCTAGTTTTTCGCTAATCATAGGTCATCATATCCATTCCAGGGAGCTTGTTGATACTCCCTCTGTGGGTTTAGTTTTTTGTTGTTGCCAACCTCCTCATAGATACTGCTGGGCTGGTAGGCAGGCTGGACGTAATCATCTTCAAAAGGTTTCTTGGCAAGCTGGCTCTGGTAGGCGGCGGCGTCAGCCACGTCATCGTGAACGCCCTTTGGGAAGTCTAGTAGCTCTTCTTCAAGCTCTTGGCATTGGCCTTTAATATGGTAAATGGAGCCGGATTGATATCGGTTGATTAAACCTCTTATTCTCGTCTCCTTTTGCTGTTGTTTGTGTTTTAACGGGACGATATTCAAGAACTTGCTTCTCTTTCTCATCTCGTCATCAAAGAACGGCTTAACGGCTTGTGAATAGACTGTCTCTTCAATCCCAATCGCTTCAAATCCATATTTCTCGTGTAGGGCGAAGATATTGTCTAATAACTCTTTCGGGTTAATCTTTAGCTTATATGTAATGAAATTCCAGTTATTTTGATTATCAACAAAGTTTAGAACCATACCGGTAAAATCCGCAGCGTCTCTCTGGCTCACCGCCGTATCAATGGAAAGGTAGCGTCGGGTGCTTAACTTCAAGACCTCTTCTAGCGTCCGGCTCTTAAACCACTCTTCCTTGAACTCTTGTGTTTCGGCTGACATAGGCTCTTGTTGATATAAGCTGGCCCAATCATACGGGCCGACTGTTCTTTTAATATTCTCTAAGGCAGGCAAGTCATACTTCTCCGGCCACAAGGCCTCGCCCTCGGCTCTGTTTGCCTCCTCTTGCGTCGCAATGGCTGGGAACTTAATAATCTCCCAATGCTCGCCGCCATTCTTCTCGGCTTCAATCAGACGGCCAGCCAAATCATCTTTATTCCAACGGGTTAAAATAAGAACAATTGCGCCGTCTTTCTCCAGTCTCGTGTAAGCGGTGGATGTGAACCAGCTCCAAACCTTTTGACGAATCAATCGGCTATCGGCTTCCTCTCTGTTTTTAAACGGGTCATCAATCACAAACAAATTTGCTCCTCTTCCGGTGATAGCCCCTCCGACACCTGCTGAGGTATATCCTCCGCCCTCGCCAGTCAACCACTTAGCTTTGCTCCGACTGTCGTCTCTCAGTTTGGCGTTAAATATCTCTTGGTATTCTGGGCTATTAACTAGGTTTCTCGTCTTGTATCCAAAGTCTTGAGCTAATTCAGCGGAGTAGGAAGCGATAATAACCTCGTGAAAGGGGTGGCGTCCAAGATACCAGGCAGGAAAGTTAATTGAACCGAGTTCTGACTTGCCGTGTCTAGGTGGGACGCAAAGGATAAGTCTTTTTATCTCTCCTCTCTCAACGGCCTCCAATTTTTCTGCTATCTGATAATGAATCCAGGCGGGATTGTAGTTGATATTTGTTAGGACGCAGAAAGGTATAAGCTCATTGGCGCCAATAACATTAAGCGCCTCTATTTCTTCCAGTTCTTCCGGCGACAATTTGTTTTGCTCTTTCATATCGCATTTTATCAAAGGTTATAGTGGCCTCGACTTTATCTGTTGGTTTGTATCCGGCTCGGTCAAGAATATCCTTATTGGCGTTCAGTTTAACAACTTCACTCTTTGCTGATTGACTTAGTTTCACGATTCTTGTTGCCGCTCCATTAGCCTCGCCCTCCAAATAAGCCTTTATATCAGGTTTTGTCAAGTTTTCACTTCCAATGCTGGTGGCTGAGCGTTTATTCTTTGTTTTATACACTCCGAGGACTGCTTCGGTGGCGTTTCCGGTCTCCAAATACCTATCGGCAAACTTCTTCTGTTTTATAGTTATTCCTCTCGCCATATTTACTTAATTCCCATTAGTTTCTTAACACGGCTATCGTTCTTTAAAATGCTTCCCTTTAGAACTGAGATAAGCTCGTCCAGTTTCTTGGCCGCTTTTTCATCTCTGCTCGGATACTTGGCTCTCATATCGGTAAAGAAGGTCAGTATTAGATTGGCGTCGCTTTCTCTTAGCTCTATGTTTAATATTTTATCCATATTATTCAGCTTGAGCTTCTTCAGGTTTTACTTCTTCGGTTGGCTCTTCAGGGGTAGCTTCAGCAACGGCTTCAACCTTGGTAAGTGGGGCTTCGGGAGCTGGAGTAATATCTTCTCCATTAGCTACTTTGTCTCTTAAGTTAGAAATGAAAGCAATTTTAATGTCAGAAGCCTCTATTTGGTCAATGGCGTTCTGTTTGCGTTCTTTCATTAAGTCTATATTGCTAGCCAATTCAGAGTTGTCAGCAGAAAGGTCGGCTGGTGCATTAAGCTTCTCTAAAACGGCATTACAGCTTTCAAGGTCGATAATGGCTTGTAGCTTCTCACCGGTAATAGTGGCGAGCTGGTTGTCTAGAAACTTCAAAGAAGCGAACTGTAAGGGGTCGGAATTGTAAGCAATAGTGATATTATCAGGGGAAAAACTGACAAAAACGTCGGTGTCATTCACCTGTTTAAGATATTCATTTAAATTTTCGTCCTTCTTGTCAAAAGTCTTTACGATTTTCATAATAATTGTTTTATTATTTATTATTTAATAATTTAATTTCTGCTTTTAGCATCGCCTCTCTAATCTTTTGTTTAGCTTCCACTGTTTGATGCCCTCCAGTAAATCCTTTTCCTCTATGGTTTGCTCGCATTTTTTACTTAGATTCTTCAGTATGCTTTTTGCCAAAAAAATAATTTTCTTCTCCAAATCTCCTAATTCCAAAACTTGGGTTATCTTTTCCAAACAATCTTTTTCCTGGATGAGAAGTGCTCTTTTTCGGTCCTTCTTTTCTTACCCAATATTTTCTCTGGATTTTTTCTCCTTTCAATACTTTTCTAGCTCCGAACCAAACATCCATATTTTTATTACGAGAATTGACCCAATAGAAACGAGTCTTTGGGTTTTATTTCTCGTAGTCGATTTTTGGCACTGCGATAGTAACCATTTTGAAATCAATTTGTTTTTTGTCCTCCCCATCCCAGTCGAAAAGGATAGGAAGGAAATTCAGGAAAATAAGCAGCTCCTTGCGGAGAGAGGGGGGACAAAAGACAAAAGAAAGATTTGGCACCTCCCAGCCTGAGCCGAAAGGCCGTGGATTGTCCACGAGGAGTTTCTGGCACCGTGTTTGTCCTTCCTTTCGGAGTGTCGGGATTAGAACTTCTTTCTACCTGCCTTCCAGTATAGCAGGTTTTCTAAAAAAGTCAATACCCAGCAATCATCGGCTTTTACTGGGCTTCCGCCGACTTGACTTTTTAACCTTTTTGCCCTATACTGTTTCTATGCCTATAATAACTGTGACCCCTTTGAATAAAAAGCACAAAGCTTTCCCTCATCCGTTAATCCGGGTGGCGACCCGTCACAGGTTGTTAGGCAGGGAGAGCCTTGTGTTTTTTGTTTAAATTTATGAAGAAGACCTATTACTTCAGCCACGATTATAACGCCCAAAACGATGAGAAAATTCTTAAACTTATGTCCTCTTTAGGCTGGGAGGGCTACGGCTTGTTTTGGGGGATAATCGAGCGGCTTTACGAAGCGGACGGATTTTTAACCAAGGATTATGAAACCATTGCCTTCGGTATGCGGACTGAGCCTGGAGTTATCCGTGCGGTGGTTGAGGACTTCGGGTTGTTTAGGCTAACTGACTCTCAGTTTTGCTCCGAGGCGGTTCTTAGGAGGCTCTCTTTTGCCCAAGAAAAGAGTGAAAAGGCTAGAAATTCTGCTAACATTAAATGGGGTAATGCGAACGCATTGCCAACGCAATGCGATAGCTATGCTATAAAGGAAATAAAAGTAAATGAAATTAAAGAAAATGAAAGTAAAGATAATATACTAGTAGGCGATAAATCGCCCACCCCCAAGGAAGTAGCTAGTTTGTTTTTTTCTTCCCTAGAAGAGCAAGAGCGTGTTCTTTCAGAAAGGGTGGCTAAGGGATATGACGAAGGGGAAACCCGTAAACTGTTGGGGGAGTTTATTTCCTATTGGACGGAGCCCAATAAATCCGGAACTAAGGTGCGGTGGGAGATGGAGCGGACTTTTGAGGTCGGCCGTCGGCTAGGGACTTGGTTCTCTCGCTCAAAAACTTTTAATAATCGGTCTGAGCCTTCTAGGGTGATTGACCTTTCAAATTTATGAACGAAGTTCAAAAAAAAGAAAATCTCTTTATGCTTCTAACCTTTTCCGGCCACAGCTATGTGATTGACGAAAAGCAATATGAACGCATCCTAATGGCTCCAGCTAAAAGCACCATTCGTCTTTCTGGCGCTCTAGTTAATACCTCAGCAATCTCCGAAATTCTTTCGTTGGATGCTTACTACCTAGAACACCCTGATAAAAGGCCTATGCCTGTTTATGAGGCGCCAAGGTTCGGATACGCCCCGAAGTCCGAGTTCGGCCCCGAAAGGCGCAAGAAAGCCCTTGAGAGCCTTCTGCGTGGGTTTAACCAGGCCGTCACTGAGCAGGGTTATCCAATTAGCGAGAAGCAGGAGCCAATTAGAGCTAGAATTGTCGCTGCTATTTCTTCGGGTGGTGCTGGCGTCCCGGAAATTGCTGAATTGTTTACCGGTAAATCGTAATTCCACGGATTTTTTTTCCAATTCAATTCCCGTCATTTTACAAAACAGTGGATAAATCAAAAAGACTTGCTAAAATTGGCTAAATAAATTTCATCATTTATTGGTACTACACCATTGACTTTTTCCCCTTTTGGGTGTATGATGTAGTCAGTTAGTTGAGGCGCATTGAAAATCTTTTCTCCCTAGGGCTTCCGAGGAACGGAGGCAAGCATAACGGCTTGAACAATTATTCCTCCTAGTAGACCGGAAGCCTTGGGGTCAAATATTTCAATCTTGCTAACTTCTTAAAAACATAATTGTGCTATCGGATAGGCGGAGACGCCTAGACACTAATAGGCAAACGGAGGTTCTCACAATTTCCTCCGTCTGTCCGATAGAGAAAAAACTATGGTCAACGAAATTGAATTGGCAAAAATCGCAGGGCTTGCCCCAATGGGGAAAGACACTGAAGGAAGGCAAGAATATGTCGGGACAAAAGAACAGTGGAAAAAATTTGAGGAGCTAATGTTTGAAGAAGAAACCGAGGAAGAATACAACCTCATTGATGAAAAAATTAAGCAGGACTCAGTTGAGTGCAACCTAGAAGGGACTGGAGATGGAGATTAAAAAAACAACCAACGCCTATGGCGAGGTGAGATACCAGCGACTTAGCTGGTTAGATAAAAATTCAGACAAAATATTAACACTAATAGTAGCAGGGGGATGGATTTGGCTCATTTGGTCAATCGTTCACTTGCTGACAACGTCAAAATGAAAATCCTAATAAACGGCTTCTATGTTGAAACCACGGTTGAGGAGGCGAGGGAACTTTTACAAATGGATAAAATTGAGAAACCGTTAGTGGCTTCGAACAATCCCAAAAAAATAAAAGTTAAAAGATATAACAAAAAAAAGGGTTGGATTCCCTGGAGCAAGGAAGACGAGCAAATCATTATCGACAACTCGTTTCTTCCGACAAGCAAGCTCCAGCGTAGATTCTTTCCGAAAAGAAGCACTGCGGCGGTTAGCCAGCGCCGAGGGCTAATTGAACGCAGACTAAAAGTGGAGACTGATATTAAGTAGTATGACCAACCAGACTCAAAAACAATGGGTCATTGGCAGACTAGTTCAGAACGGGAGAATAAGCAGGAACGAGTGCCTTTCTAACTTTATTGCTCGGCTCGGCGCAATCATTTGCCAGCTGAAAAAAGAAGGCTACGAGTTCGAAGAAGGCGTCTATCTCCCGACTGGCGCAGGACACAAGGACTACATTTACAAACTTAAAGGAAAACCGCTCGACCTTATCTTCGGGCCACGAAGCTTTAAAGATATGGCGATTGAAAAACTAAACGAACGAATATGGGAAATCTAACCAAAAAATTAGGAGAAATCCAAGCTAAGTTAAAGGCCCCTAAAAGCCAATGGAACTCTTTCGGGAAGTATGCTTACCGCAATTGCGAAGACATCCTAGAAGCTGTCAAACCATTGATAGGGGAAGCTTACACTCTGCTCCTCACTGATGAAGTTGTCTGTGTCGGGGCGAGAAATTATGTCAAATCCACCGCTAGGTTCGCCGATTCCGAGGACAGTTCGTTCCTTGAAGTATCTGCTTTCGCTCGTGAGCCCGAATCCAAGAAGGGGATGGACGAAAGCCAGATTACTGGCGCAGCATCCTCCTACGCTCGCAAGTATGCTCTTAACGGCCTATTTCTGATTGACGACACTAAGGACGCCGACGACGACGGGAAGCCTAAGGTTGACGCCTCCAAAGTGGATATCATTGACGCTCTGAAAAAAGAAGTTGACGAGATAAAAACCGTCGAGGCTCTAAGGGTGTATTACCATAACCACGGAGGCTATGGGGCGGATTTTGACAAGTATATGATAGACAAGGGCGAGGAGTTGAAAACCAAAGCTGAACTGGATATATGAAAATCCATAATGTTGAGCAGCAGACCCCCGAATGGTTTGCCCTCCGTAAAGGCAAGGTAACGGCCAGCCACGCTACTGCTATCGGGAATTGTGGAAAAGGGCTAGATACTTACATCAGGGAAACTGTCGCTAAATATTTCTCTAGCGGCGAGGAGGAGCAGTTCTCTAACTCTCACACTGAGCGAGGTAATGAACTTGAAGCCCAGGCTCGCCAAGTGTATGAACTCAAAGAGGGTGTGTCGGTCACGCAAGTCGGTTTCGTGGAGTTGAATGACTATGTCGGGTGTAGCCCAGACGGTCTTATAGACGAACTCCCAGGTGGGTTAGAAATAAAATGCCCAAGCGACAAGGAATATTTCAACATTTTAATGGACGGAGAGGGCGCGATATCCAGCGATTACCTGTGGCAGTGCCAGATGAATATGTTAATTTTAGAAAAGGATTGGTGGGATTTGGTGTACTACAATCCAAATTATAAAAGGTCGATGACAATATTTAGGTTATTCCCAGACAGGGCAAAACAAGAATCCCTTGAAAAAGGATTCGCAATCGCCGAAGAGGGAATAAAAAAGTTAAAAGAAAAATACGAAGAAAACATTTTATAAAACCACTTAACGCAATTTCACTATGATTAACAAAGCAAAAACCGAGATGCTGTCAGCAGTCCAGAGAACCTACAAGACAGCGGACGGAACTGAAAAATCAATCTACCGAAACATTGGAGAACTACACACCTGGTCTAAGGATGATGGCACTTCTTACCAGACAGTCGAGCTCTACCATATGCCAGGTAGTAAAATCGGGGTCTACGAAAATAAGGAAAAACCAACGCAGGCCAAACCGCAGGCCGAGGAAATCCGAGTTGAAAATATCCCATTCTAAAAATATGTCTAGAATAAAAACCGAACGAAACTTACAGATGGTGTCGGATTACAAATACCATAAACCTCTATCGCAGATTGCTCGTGAAGCAGGCTTACACCCTTCCACGGCAAGAGCGTGTATTGTCAGAGAAATGGGGGAGCAGGAATATTTGAAGGTTAAGAAAAAAAAAATTCAAACGACAGCAGTCAAGAATATGATGTGGTATTTAGGAAAGCGTAAATCCCTAGCAAATGGCCAAACCAAAACCAGTTAGTTATTATTCAAAAAAAGCCGACCACGCCCTCCAAGAATTGTTTCGTCTGAATCATTCTTCTTGCGAGGTGTGTGGCAACCCCGTCAGCTGCGCCCACCACTATTACCCTAAAAGCTCTGCCGGCAACCTCCGCTACAATTCCCTTAACTTAATCGCCCTCTGTGGCTCGTGCCACTTTAAACATCACAACGGTAATCCCGAAATACACAATCGGGTAAACGAATTGAGGGGAGCTGAGTGGTTAGAGGAATTGCGGAAAGCCAAGCAGGTTCCTAATTTGGAATGCAACACTCGCAGGTATTATGTGGAAATGGAGAAAAGCCTTCGGGAGGAGATAAATAACTTTTTATGAAATTCTTCGGACAGATAGATAAAGAAGGGAAATTGGTAATCTTTGACTCTCGCAGTTATGACGATTACATAGGCAGGCAGAAGAAGCACATCGGGATGGAAATCACCGTTCTCCCCCGGCGCAAGTATCGCTCATTGCCTCAGAATAATCTTTACTGGGCTTATCTAGGGATTATCTCTGAATATACGGGCTACGACACCGAGGAGCTTCACAGTTCATTCAAGGCAATGTTCTTGACTGATAGCCGGGGAAAGATTCCCCTAGTGAGGTCAACCACCTTGTTAAGCACCCAAGAGTTCACGCTTTATTTAGATAAAATTAGATTATTCTGTATTGAAACGCTAGGTATTCCAGCGGAAAACCTACCCAATCCAGAATCTTACACAATATGAGCAATATCCCAAGCTGGGCTCCTCAATGCCCGAACCACGAATGCCCCCTAGAAGGACTACCATTCCCAATGCAACCAAAAGGAACTGGTATGTGCCCCGTCAGTGGCCGTCCGTTTGATTACGAGGTTGACCTCGATGAGGCCGAAATGAAGGAAGCCGTAGACAAGTTCGGCAACAAAACAAAAGTAGCGACTTGGAAAATTTCGGGGGAGGATTAGGTCGAGTCCTCAACCGGTAGAGAAAAGTTGTTTAATATAATTTATAAATTTTAAGAACCAACTAAAATATGACTAAAGAAGAACGCAAAGAGGCGCTGGACGCCTTAAAGAATGAGATGGAAAAAGACGAAGACCATTCCAAGCTGAAAGGCTTGAAGGTGACCAAAAATGGCAATTCCATCACCTTGGAAAAAATCGGTGATAAAGATTGTGAGGAAGACGATAAAAACACCTATGTCTACAAGTCTTTCCCGGTGAAAAAAGAATGGCGCAATCTGATTGAAGATTTAAAAGACGCAGCCGACAAGTTTGATGATGAGATGGCGGAATGTGCCAAGATTGCTCTCGGTCTGAAAAAGAGAACTGACGCCGCCAAGGACAAGCGTGATGCTCGTAAAAATCTGTTTTGGTCCACTGTTCGCATTGACCTCGGTTTAGAGGACGAGGAACAGTTGAACCTAAACTCGAAAGACGAAGAAATCCAAATCATTCGCAAGAAAAAATAAGGTTTTACTCTGGGGGTTTCGCAGTAAGCCCTCAGGAATAAGATATTATTTATGCCAAATTCATCGTCAAACTACTACGATATTGCCGCATTTGAAGAAATAAAACGGCAGATAGCTGCCGATATGATTAAAAACCAACAGCAGGCAATGGCGAGTGGCATTACTTACGGGGGAAGCTTTGTCCCATTCACCGACCCTTTAACGGGAGCTAATAAAAATAACAGTGCCAACGGCACTCCGAACACTATGAAAACGAAGGGGCTTTATAAAGTAGGGGATAAGGTTTATTTAAGACTTGGACATTCCTCTCGTGGTATAAGAGGTATCACATCAATGCTGACGGAGGGCATAATTGTTAATGGCCTAGATTCGGACGGAGAATACCAAGTAAGTTGGCCTAACGGCGACAAAATGTATTACGAAGAAAAATGTTTAGTTTTAATAAATAACAGCTCTAACGGAGCAAAAAATTCTATGACAAAATTTAAAATTGGGGACACAATAAAATTTAATAGTGGAGCCTTGGAAGACGGCGGAAGAAAATTTAAAAGTTACTTTTGTGATATTTATCCAGCAAACATACCGTCAAAAAGAATTAAACACGGGTCCACTATTATAGACCTGGATGTATATAAAAAAAATGGTTGTGAAATAGTCGACACCTATAACGAGTATCTTTTAGTAAAAGTGTTCACTGAAGATAATGACTTTATTATTTTAGGATGGAGGGAGGAACAGCTCCTTATGTTTAAGGAAAAAGGTAACAGTGGTAAGAATTCTAAAAAAATAGACACTAAAGACCTTGACTCAGTTATTATGCCCCAGGACGCTAAGGATGAAATTATTGCCGTTTTAAAACAACACGAAAACTGCTCTCGCTTGTTTGAGGAATGGGGCTTGTCCGAAACGATTGAATACGGCAAAGGGATGACCTTCCTTTTCTACGGGACCCCTGGCACTGGAAAGACCTGGTGTGCCAACAGAATGGCCAAGGCTATCGGCACAACCCTGTTATCGATAACTCCTGCGGAAATACAGTCCCAAGAGCCTGGTGGGGCAAATAGAGCCATCCAGCAGGCCTTTAAAACTGCCTCCGAGAAAGGCCAAGTCCTTCTGATTGACGAATGCGACGGTCTTATCACTGAGCGTGGGGGTGTCGGGATGATTTTGAGCTCTGAAATTAACACCCTACTTACCGAGATTGAGAAGTTCGAAGGGGTCTGCGTTCTCACCACCAATCGAGCCGACACTCTTGACCAAGCCCTGGAACGCCGTATCTCGCTTATCATAGAGTTCAAGGAGCCTAATAGAGAGGCTCGTGAGATGCTTTGGGGAAAGCTCTTGCCGTCTAAGATGCCTATTGGCAAGAATGTAAACCCCAGGGACTTATCGGCCTTCGTGCTCACTGGTGGACAAATAAAAAATGCCATCCTACAAGCAGCGAGAATGGCTATGTCCGAAAACGCTAAAAAAGTAGAGCTATCGCACATTGAGAACGCCATCCTCCGTATCAACCAGTCTAAGAATTTGCTAGGGACTGCTTCTCGCTATCGCCAGGTAAGGGTCAGACAGGATGTCCAGCCCAGCGCCTCCGCAGACAAAGCAATCTCCGATGACATTGATGTGGAGAAAGTGATAAGGGAGAAAAAAGTAGAAGAAAAAGTTAAGGCTTAAAATATGCTTTATAAATTATTTAAATTTTTATTCAGGAAACAATTTGAGGCCGACATTCAAGAGGAGGTGTCAAGGTGGGTCCTAAAATAGTATGGAAAATTATT